GGTAATAACCTGCGATTTGAGGCGAAATGTATTGCTGGGCTGTTTCGACGTTCTGTTGCGATGCAATCGCATAAGATTCATCTGACAGCGGCTTGAGGGTCTGGATCAGCGCTGGGTTCCAGATCTGTGCCAAACGCTCGGCAAGACCGTAAGCAAAGGCCTCCAACCAAAGATACGGCACTTCAGCCGTCTGCCCGCTGCTAAACTCGCTGTCCTGCAACTGCCGAACGCGGTAGTACTTCAGCACCTGTGCACTTGACCCATCTGGAACGGGCCAAAGCGTAATGGAGGGCCCTGCCGATCCAGTAGAGCGATCTGCGCTGATCAATCGATCAAACCAGAAAACGGTCGTGAAACCTTGCTGGGTCTTGTTTGGGTAAGACGCATATTCCGTGCGCGAGATCGGCATAATGATGCGGTCAATCTCAGGGCCGCTGTTTGTAATGCCGAGGTAAGCGTCAAGAACCATCACCGTGTTGCCGTCAACGGGATAAGTTGCCTGCCCCTGAACCAGAGTTACGGTGACAAGATCCACTGCCCAAAGGTTAACGCCTTGGTTTGACCATCGAGCAAGCATCATGTTGGAGGCCATCCGAGCGGCCTCCATATGCTCCTGCGCCAGTGCGGTGTTCCTGATGCCAATCAAGTTATAGGCATACAGGGTCAACTCACCGAGCGAAGGATTGAACGAATACGTTGCGCTCGTGGTCATGACTTCTCCGATATCAAACGCTGTTTTTAATCAAAACGCCGCCGATGTTGATGCTGACAGTTGCCGCAGTCGCTGCACTTGGTGCAATTTGAAAGCGAAGGTCAGTTTTTTCCAAGTACGGAAACGGATATACGCGCAAGATTTCATAGGTTGTGTTAAACGGGGTTTGCACAATCATACGTTGCGCCCCAGTCGAGGAGTTTATGATTGCGCGGTAGGTCGTATAGTTTGCGCTGTTTCCGTTGAACGAGGAATATGCGCCATACCGATGCCCATAGAAGGTATACCCAGCAGGAACAGTATAAACCGCCATCTGGGTCGTGCCTACGCTGGCCGTCACGCCGTTAAAGACCCCTGTATTGATCTGGGCATACACAACCGAGCTGTTGGACAAAGTGACCACACCAGAAGGATTTGTCGCACTTCCAGCAGACACAAACATGCTATTGATGCGGAGATACTGTTTTGCAGTTGGAACATTGGTTGTTCCGTTGAGAATTAGCAACTCGGAAATAGGCAGATAATTTGCATCAAGACCGACGATCGTAATGGTTGCCGTGTCGCCTGCCGCCGTGCTTACAAGCTGCATGGTCACAGCAGAACTTGGGAACACATATTCAGCAGTTGCCATGTTTTCCCAAACAGTTCGGTACAGAGCTGCTGTTGCGGCGGTGGTGCCGTATCCAAACACGTTCTGTTCGGAATGCCAAGAAATCTGGTTGCGGGCAACCTGAACCTCAAAAGGCTCAAACCGACCATTCTGAGTAATAGAAGTTGCTATTACGTTTGGTGCGTCAAGGGTGCCCATTTTAATTGCCTTTCTTCGATGCGCGGACGTTGTCTACCAAGTTAGGGTAGGGCCGTCCTGCCGCCCGTGCCATTGCTTTTGCTTTTTGCTTCTGCGACCGGTCAAGATGCTTTTCCTTAGCATCCTTCGGGGCATCAGTTTCCCAGAAAGGTTTTTTTGCCATGTTAACAATCCCATTTCCGCAATGATTTGTTGATGCGGCTATTGGGGTCAGCGGCCTTGGCCGAACCAGTCAATTTCCGCTTCATACCAGTCATTCTAGCGCAAAAACTGTCTTTCCGCGAGCCCCCTTCTGGTTGGGGCCGTTTAATATCGTGACCTTCAGCCTTCAACGATGCTCGGCCTCTTTCATTGAGACCACCGCTCGGAGACTTGCCTTCTTTACGTTGCCATGCGTCAGACATGCTTCCCTCCTTACAGAAACGGGGGCACAGTGGCCCCCGCGCTGTTTGCCTATGCTATCGCAGGGATTAACCAGCGAAGCCGGGGCGCATCGTGCCCTTGTGGGCAGATGACATCACCTGACCGCCGGACTTGCGAGGCTTGCGGCCCGCATGATGCTTTGCATGACCTTCGACATGCATCTCATGGTGCTCATGGTGAGCGTGTTTCTTGTGCTTTGCCTTACCGCCGCGCTTGAAACCTTCAACCTTGGACTTTGCTTCTTTAGCAACTTCCGAGTTAGCACCAGCATAAATGTCGTGAGGAGCGTGGTCCTCGACTTTATGCCCTTTTTGAACTTTGCCCTTCATCGGACACTCCTGTTAGTTCGGTGATTACAACTGAATGTAGTTCATCGTCACGTTGACATATCCAGCAGTGGTTGCGCCAACTACTGTAATGGTCACCACAACTGTCGCAGGGGTCAGAGATGCCGTACCAGTAACGGTCTGATTAGACATCGCCGCCAACTGAGCAGCAGAGTAAGTGATCGATGCACGACCAGCGGTTTTGGCGTTGACGCTACCGACATAAGTCGTAGCCCCAGCGGATGTGCCGATGGTGAGTGTAGCCGATGTGGCCGAGTCATAAGCAGTCAGGACATCAACGTCGAAACTGGTGATTGCGCTGCCCACTGGGATGTACATCGTCTTGGAAACAGCGGTAGTGCTGTTCTGCGTCAATGTAACAATCTGCGAGAGCTTGCAAAAACCTTGGTTCGGGCCGTTGGTTTCGCCCTTCTGAAGAGTTCCCGTCAACACTGGCCCTGTAAAATGAGTCTGACCCATTGGGTCCTCCTGTTTTTAAGGTGGGCCCGCCACGATTGACGAGCCCATGCCGATGATTAGGTTGGGAACGAACCCCAGATTGAACGCCAGTTGTAGTAACCGAACGAGTAACGCTCGTAACCCTTAACCAGAAGGTTATCGGTCACAAAATCGACTTGCATGTCCGATTCGTACTTTACACGTTCCATATACGACAGACCGTCGATGTTGGTCAGCAAGAACCAAGCAGTCGAAGAGGTCAAGTAATCGTTGACCAGATAACCTTCTGGCAAGCCGCCGGCGGTCATCATAATCGCGTTCACGTCGTTGTCGGCAGTACCCGGACGCAGTTCAGTCTTGGTAAGACGGATAGCGACTGGTTCCAACTGAGCAGGAACGATCAACTTACGAGCGCGGGCGAAGACCTTCAGGCCTGCCTGATCGCGGAAGTTGTAGCGGACGGCAATCATCGCGTTCAACAGGGAGGCTTCGTTCAAGTCCGCATTGGTTGAGGACTGGTTCGAGATGGTGCCACCGTCGATCGGATGGTCGGTTGCGATCAGAGCCTTGCCATCCCCGCCAACAGCAGCGTTGTAGGTGGTGGCAGTGTTCAAGACGTTCGCGCCGTAGATTTCCTTGGTCTGGAGGAAAGATTCCATCAGGCCGAGGTTCGAGGGCATGAACTGGGTCTTGTACAGGTTATCATCGATCGCTTTGCGGGTGATCGCATAACCGAGAGCAATTTCCGTGTGCTCTTGGTTGTAGACGTAACGCTCACCAGCGTTGTTGTCGAATGCAGTCTGACCACCTTCAGTCTTCAACTGGGCGAGGCCCAAGAAGCGCATTTCAGCGGTGCGTTCCAACGCCATCTTCGACTCATGCTTGGTGAAGATCTTGTCGTACTGCGATGGGATCTGCTCGTATTTACCCGTGACGCCACGAAGGCCGGGAAGGAGCAGATCTTTGATAGACGCTAAATTAACGGCCATGGATCATACTCCCTTATACGCCCGTAAAGTTACGGGTATTTACGTTGTTAAACGCAACGATGGCCCAGTCATACGGCTGACCGTTAGACAGGGTGCCCTGCGAGCCGGGGGGATCAGTGATGATACCGACCACGACGAAGGGTGCGTTAACATTGTAAGTTGCGGTGTTGAGCGTGCTGGTGTCGAGATAAGCGCCAGACAGGCCGTTTGCAGTGTTGCCCGAACCAATGACGAACCCGATTGTTGAGTTAACATCAGCGAGAGCGAGACCCGTGCCGTCTGTCTGAGCGACAAAACGAGCATTTGGATCATTGACAATGTATGCTTCGATCGTACCAGACTGCGGGTCAGTGCCGCCGGGATAGTAGTTCGACCATACAGTGCGTTTGGCAACTGCGGAAAGATACTTGCAACCTTGGAAGATGCCA